AATAGAGAACTTATTGACAAAATTGACGAAACACAAAGAGACGAATGGTATGCATTTTTAAAAGAGTTAAAAGACTTTGCTGTACAGCATCAAATAACGTTTGATGTGCGAGATATTACCAAAAGTAACCTCACAAAGCAAGATTATAAGAATATAGCAGACACGACTCAAACGGTAAATACAGACGGTATGTCAGAAGAACTAAACAGAATTACAAAATTAGCAGGAATAAGCGAAGGCTTAACAGGCACAAAAAAAAGCTCATTCGAAAATTTGGACAAAACAAGATTAATCATCCGACACTCAAAAACAGTAGACGAGAACATACCCGGAGATAGAACAAGAAATATTAATAGTTTATACATTGAAAACGAAGACGGTGAAAGATTTAAGTATCCAATCATACATTTAGCAGGTGCCAGAGCAATGGCACGTCATGTAGCCAACGGCGGAAAACCACATGACGACTTTGGACAACACATAGTGGGTGTAAGCGAACAAATAGCACAATTAAATTCATTTTCTAGATATACGGCAAACAAAGATCAATTAAACGATTCTGCAGGTGATATCATCGAAAAAGCAAAAATGAAATTAGAAACTATGAGAAAATATATTAAAGGATTAGCAAAACAAAAAAATTATGAATCAGTAAAAGAAACTTTTCAACCTGCAGAAATATCAGAGTTAGACGATGAAACCAAATCAGCATTAAGAGAAAAATTTACATTGAAACACATGGACGACAGAGTTGAATCTGCACTTCCATTAATTCACAGCATAATGAAAGAGTACGATGACGAGATAGCAGACCCGGAAATGGACAAACCACTATCAGACAAAGATGCTGAAATTCCTGCACCAGTTGATGCGGCACCGATGGTACAACAATATCTTGCTGATCCAGAAAATAAATTGGTATTAAGAAAAGATGATACTGCTGACGCTATGTTAAAAAGAACAAAATTTACAAATAAAAACACAATGTTAGGTTCTATCTTAAGTGACATTGCATCTAGAATGTTAACTAAAACACCAGAACAAGATAGAGTGGCAAACTTTGCATCACACGTTGCTGATGAAATTTCTCAGGAAGGTGAACCATTTTTTAAACCATCAAAAGACTATATAAGAAATAAAAAAATTGCATTCCAATTGGCAAAAAGATATGTTGACGATTACAAAAAAATGCAAGGTGATCCAGAATATCAAAATCAAGTCAGAATGGAACCAGCCGAATTTGGCAATCCAAAAAAAGATAGACAAGGTAAAGCAAAAGAAAACATTGAAGCACAGTTTGAATCATGGGCAGATAATATAACAGAACAAAAACCATATGTCAGTATGTACTCGGGCGATGACGGAAAAATGGTTTATGATGTTCTAGACAAGGACGGCGAATCTGCTTTTAAAAGTGCTGACTACGATTCCGCAAGAAAATATTTAAGTAGCAACTTTAATAAATTAGCAGGCAGAGCCGAAGAAGCAGTAAACGAAAATGACGAACCAATGATCATAGACGGCAAAGAAGTTGATTCAGAAAGCATTGAATACGACATGCAAGATTACAGTGATGTTATTGCTCCGATCAATTCTGCTAAATTTATTGATGGCACAGATTTAACTGATGATCAAATGGCAGACTTAGAATCATCTAGTGCTTATATCAACTGGGTAAGACAAGACTACGATGAAAGAGCGATGTCCATGGCAGATGATGTCAACACTACAGAAGGCAACGAATTTGCTCTAGCAGTTCAAAAAGCCAAAGCGGCGGGCATGAAAGCAGGAGATAAGTTTAAAGTAGGCGACAAAGAGTACACGTTAAAAGATGCTGTTGAATTGGCAGGATTAAAACTAGAAGAATTTTTTAACGAAGAAGAATTAGCAGAAGCAAAACCAGATTTCTTAGATCTGGACAAAGATGGTAACAAAACAGAGCCCATGAAGAAAGCGGCCTCTGATGCCAAAAAAGAATCCACAGAACTTGATAGTATTAAAAAATTAGCCGGTATCTAAATTTTTTTAATTTACCAAATAATTTCTAAATAATTTTCTTGACTTTTCATAAATAACTGCGTATATTATACGTTAAGTCTAATATACATTTAGGCAATATAAAAACAAACATAGGCAAACAACAAAGGAGGCTTATATTATGGCAACACTAGCAGAAATAAGAGCGAAACTAAAATCTCAAGAAGTTAATCGTTCTTCAACATCAACTGGCGGAGACAACGCCATTTACCCACACTGGAACATACAAGAAGGACAAGAATCGGTAGTAAGATTTTTACCAGATAAAGATCCAAACAACACTTTCTTTTGGAGTGAGAGAGCAATGATCAAATTGCCTTTCGCGGGTATCAAAGGACAGGCAGATTCTAGACCTGTACAAGTACAAGTTCCGTGTATGGAAATGTACGGTAAAACTTGTCCGGTACTAACCGAAGTTAGACCATGGTTCAAAGACAAATCCATGGAAGACATGGGTAGAAAATACTGGAAGAAGAAAAGTTATATCTTCCAAGGTTTTGTAGTACAAAACCCATTGTCCGAAGATTCAACACCAGAAAATCCAATTAGAAGATTTATAATTGGACCACAAATCTTTAATATCATAAAATCAGCATTGATGGATCCAGAAATGGAAGAATTACCAACTGATTCTGTGAGAGGAGTGGACTTTAGAATAACTAAAACTTCTAAAGGTGGTTACGCTGATTACTCTACTTCTAAATGGTCAAGAAAAGAAAGAGCACTCGATGAAGCAGAAAGATCTGCAATTGAAAATTTCGGGTTGCATAATCTTAATGACTTTAGACCAAAAGAGCCAACCGAAGCAGAAGTAAAAATAATTAAAGAATTATTTGAAAAATCTGTAGAAGGTGAGGCTTATGATCTGGAAAAATACGGACAATATTATAGACCTGCAGGCGTGGCATATACGGCTACATCAAATGGGTCTAGTCCAGTAACAGAAACTAAAACAGTAACAGAAAATGTTACTAGTACTGTTGAACCGGTTGAAAAACCAATAAGTGAAGAATCTACAACACCGAGTGTATCTACAACACCATCAAATGGTGATAGTGCCAAACGAGCTGAAGACATTCTAAAACTTATTAGATCAAGACAAGCAAAGTAAACATAAATTACCATTGGCTTCAGTTCAGTTATCGTATTGACACTGGAGCCGATCGGTAGTAATATAATACTATGGATATAAAAAGAAAAATTAAAAAAGCAGTTGATTGGTTACTATATCAACAAATTCCTGCATGGATTGTTATAGTTGCTATCATTGTTTGGATAATATTATAGGACACACATGACAAAACCATTTGATATAACAAAATTTAGAAAAAGTATAACAAAATCAATTCAGGGACTGGGTCTAGGATTTAGTGATCCAACAGATTGGATCTCAACAGGTAATTTTGCATTAAATTATCTTATATCCGGAGACTTCAATAAAGGTATACCGTTAGGAAAAGTGTCAGTATTGGCAGGTGAATCCGGAGCAGGTAAATCTTATATTGCATCTGGAAACATTATTAAAAATGCTCAGGAACAAGGTATCTTTGTTATACTGATTGATTCGGAGAATGCATTAGATGAGGCATGGCTTAAAGCACTCGGTGTAGATACTTCCGAAGAAAAATTATTAAAATTATCTTTATCTATGATCGATGATGTGGCTAAAACTATATCAGAGTTCATGAAGGGATATAGAGAAGAACACGCAGACAATAAAGAAAATGCACCTAAGATTTTATTTGTAATTGATTCTTTAGGTATGTTATTAACACCAACAGATGTAAATCAGTTCGAAGCAGGCGAAATGAAAGGTGATCTTGGTAGAAAACCCAAGGCCCTCACAGCACTTGTTAGAAATACAGTTAATATGTTCGGAAGTTGGAACGTAGGACTGATTGCAACCAATCACACATATGCATCACAAGATATGTTTGATCCAGATGATAAGATATCAGGCGGACAAGGATTTATCTATGCGTCAAGTATTGTTGTTGCAATGAAGAAATTAAAACTCAAAGAAGATGAAGATGGCAATAAGGTGTCTGATGTTAGAGGTATAAGAGCGGCTTGTAAAGTTATGAAAACAAGATATGCCAAGCCATTTGAATCTGTACAAGTCAAAATTCCATACGACACAGGAATGGATCCGTATTCTGGTTTAGTAGATCTATTTGAGAAAAAAGGTTTATTGAAACAAACAGGAAATCGTTTGAAATACGTAGACTCCAACGGTAAGGAAATCATAGAGTTTAGAAAAAACTGGACTGGTGATAAATTAGATATAGTTATGAAAGATTTTCATAACATAATAGATAAAGAAACCGAAACCGAAACTAAAAAGGGTCTAAAAAAAGATGGAAAATCAGATGACAGCAAATCAGATTGAAGAAATTTGGATAGCAATTAGTAATTACTTGCCTGAAAGAGTTAAATTAGATTGTGCTATCGATTATGTTAAAACATTAGTTGATATGGATATAGATTCTAAAGTCATTAAAGCCGCAGGTGAATATGATGAAAAATTGCAACAAGCAATAGAAACTGTGCTCGACGAAGAAATCGACGAAGAAGACAACTATTTTGAGGAAGAATGAGTTGGTATTCAAAAATAAGTCAAGATATTAGTAAAATACCCGAATGCATACTGTACTTTAATAATGAATTAACTTTAGCAAAAAAAGAAATAGGTATATGGGGCAATCTTGAAAAAAATAGTGCCGCAATGCCGGGACAAGTTGAACACCGATTTAATCAATTGCAGGAAATCGAGGCTATTCTAGAATATCTTAATATCGAAAAAAGAAGATTACGATCAACTGTATTTAAAAAATTCTTAGAAAACTATCAAAGAGCATTATCATCTAGAGACGTAGAAAAGTATGTCGACGGAGAAGCAGATGTGGTCGACATGGAAAAAATTGTAAATGAATTTGCATTAATCAGAAACAAGTGGCTGGGTTTAGTTAAAGGTCTAGACCAAAAACAATGGCAACTTACTAACATTGTCAAACTTAGAGTCGCTGGTATGGAAGATGCATCAATCAAATAAAATTATATTAACCGATGTTGACGGTGTTCTTCTCGAATGGGAAAAACATTTTAGACAATGGATGATGTCCAGGGGATTCACACTAAGAAAAGGTGCTGAAAAAAAGTATTCCATGATTGAAAGATATGGAATAAAAAAAGAACTAAAGGAATCACTCATTGAAGAATTTAATAAATCTGCATGGATGTCAATACAAGAGCCCATGCCCGATTCACAAACTTGGGTAAAACTATTGCACGCCGAAGGTTGGACATTTATACCAATAACATCACAAACTACCGATATACCTGCACAAGAATTAAGGAAAAAAAGACTGAAAGAATTATTTGGCGGTACTGTGTTTGAAAATTTTATTATATTAGACACAGGGTCTCACAAAGATGCGGCCTTGGCCGAATTTCATGGAACGAATTTATGGTGGATAGAAGATAAATGGTCTAACGCAAAAAAAGGATTAGAATTTGGATTAAGACCGTTGATCTATAATCATACATATAATCAAAAATTTTATGACAAAAAGATCACTAGAGTAAATAATTGGAAACACATTTATCAAATTATCAATAAATGAAAATAAACTCTAGTAATAATGTTTGAAAAAGAAAAAAAATATTTCCCAATAAAAACAAAAACGGCTTGCCAACTCAAGTGGAATTGGTCTACAATTATTTTGACCGAAGGAACGACCAGTAGTTGTCACAGATGTCTCAAAGTACCTTTGGACAAAGACAATTTTGATAATTTTCATAACTTGCCACACAAGATAAAAGAACGCGAAATTATGTTACAAGGTAAATGGCCCACAAAAGAAAACGGTGGTTCGGGACATTGCACATACTGTAAAGATATTGAGGACTCCGGAGGGTTGAGTGATAGACAGCATCATTTAAACATACCTAACCAAGTTCCGGAAGAATTAGAAAATGATACCACACTTACCAAAATAACTCCAAAGGTTTTAGAAATTTTTCTAAATAAAACGTGTAATCTTAAATGCACTTATTGTAATACAAGAAACAGTACACAATGGAATATTGAATCAAAAAAATTTGGTCCACTTAAAGACACAAACGGAAATGAATTTTCTGGATATACTTTCAGTGAAAGTGTGCCCGAACATCGACAACTTTTTGAAAAATCCATGGATTGGATTAAAAGAAACGGTAGTAAATTAACTAGACTACATTTACTGGGTGGGGAAACTTTTTATCAATCAGAACTACAAGAAGTAATTGATACATTATCGTCACTGAAAAATCCAAACCTAGAACTTAATATTGTTTCTAATTTAATGGTTAAAGAAAATACTTACAAAAACTATATAGAGCAAATCAAAAAACTTTGCATAGATAGAAACATTGGTAGATTTGATCTCACTGTCAGCATAGATGGTTGGGGCAAGGAAGCCGAGCTCGCTAGATTTGGTTTGAAGTTGGATCATTGGGAAAAACTATTCCAATATACGGTCAATCAAAAATGGATTTTTTTGAATACCAATCAAGTCATTACTGCTTTAACCATGCGTACTATTCCGGATTTAATTAATATAATACAAAAATATAGAAAAATAAGAACTATAAATCAAGAAATTACATTTGTTGATGGAAGAGAATGGATGCATCCTAAAATTTTTGGGAAAAAATTTTGGGAAAACGATATCAAAAAAATATTAGATATCATGCCAGAAGATAATGAAAATAATAAAAATGCCAAAAAATATATGGCAGGTTGTTTAAACTCTTTACCAGATGAACAAAATAAAAAGTTAATACAAGAATTAAAATATTTTTTAGATCAATTAGATCGTAGAAGAAACACAAATTGGAAAGAAGTCTATCCTTATTTAGATATATAATAGTATGAGTTTAAAAGTATATGTGGGTTGGGATTCTCGAGAAGATATAGCATATCAGGTATGTGAGCATTCCATTAAAAGAAGAGATTCTTTGGCAGAAGTAATTCCTCTTAAACAAAATGAGATGAGAGCACAAGGAATTTACACCAGAGAAAAAGATAAACTTGCCTCTACAGAATTTACATTTACAAGATTTTTTGTACCTTACTTAAACGACTACAAGGGTTGGGCAGTATTTTGTGACTGTGATTTTGTATGGCGTGTATCTACAAAAGAACTAGAACAATACTGCGATGATTCAAAAGCGGTAGTGTGCGTACAACACGATTACCAACCAAAAGAAACAACAAAAATGGATGGACAGTTACAAACAGTGTATCCTAGAAAAAATTGGAGTTCTATGGTATTATGGAATTGTGGTCATCCAAAAAATAAAATACTAACCACAGATTTTTTAAACGAACAAACTCCAAAATTCTTACACAGATTTAGTTGGTTGGAAGATTCAGAAATAGGCTCTTTACCACATCATTACAACTGGTTAGTTGGTTGGTACAAAGAACCCGAAGACGGCAAACCAAAAATATTACATTACACAGAAGGCGGGCCATGGTTTGATGGTTATCGAGAATGTGAATATGCCGATGTATGGAAGAAAGAAGTTATAAATCTTTTTTCAAATTAAAATCTTCAATAAATTTTTGTAGAGCAATCACATCATTTTCTAGATGTCGTGATCTCACTTTTTCCCAAACATATTGATCTCTGTTGGATATATTGAAATTTTTTCTTATTTGCTGTCCTGCATTGTCATCCAATATTTTTTTTGCTTTGAATTCAACTGTCGGCAAATAGAGACATCTGTTTAACTTACGTGCAACTTTTTGAGTGTAGGAATCGACATGCCAATGCCAAAAATAAACAGGAGCAAGATATCCTAATGTGTTTGTCCAATTTTTATGAACAGCAAAATGTGCCGCTGGCAAAGGTTTGTCTCCCCATAATTGTGTTTCATTACTTAATTGTTTTGTTCCTTTATTCCTGCCATCGTTTGGTACGACCATTAAAATTTTATCATCAAAATTATTAAATTGTTCTATTATTAATTGATCCCAGTCTTTAGTTTTAACTTGTACATCGTCTCCCATGAGCATCACAATGTCGTTGGTTGCTTTTTCACACATCAAATTCCAACTGTAACACGTTGATTGGTTGGGACCTATCGTATAGTGTTTTTCATCAATGATATCACGATAATGCTCTAACTTTTCATCATCATCATTTAAATAAAAAAGAAATTCAGTTTCGTTTTTTTGATTAGCCGTTGCTGTATCAATTAAACGTTTGGCTAATTCGGGTCTTCCTCTAGAAGGACAACAAAACGAAATCATATTAATTTATTTTTCCAAGTATCGGGTGTGTGTTCATTAATAATTTCTAAAGGTAAATGATATTGAAATTTTTTTGTTCCTCTAGATCTGATATATTCTGCTGTTTTTTTAACAGACTGTCTCATATTTGTTGTTGTTTTATATCCTAGGAGTGTTCTAGCCTTGTCAGAAGAACACGTTGCTAATTTTACTTCTTTTGGTCTATCTTTATGATGTATAGGATTTAGATTTACACCTGTTTCATTGGCACACGCTTCTGCCAATTGATTTATGGTAACAGGTTCTTCGTCGGGTCCTATGTTAACTACTTCACCTACTACATTATCATTAAATGCCAATGCATTTAAACAATACAAACAATCGTCGATATAACTAAAACATCTTTTCTGTTCGCCATCTCCGTATATGATCGGCTGTTTACCTTGCAACATCCTGTTCAACATTATACTCATTACATTTCTAAAAGGATCATCATATTTCTGTCGAGGTCCTACAATATTATGAGGCACAGCAATAACATATTCCACACCGTGTGTTTCACATAGATTTTTTAAAACGTCTTCACCGGCTTTTTTTGCAATACCATATGGATCTTGTGGTCGACATTCGTAAGTTTCTTTATAAGGTAATTCGTCATGATGTCCATATCTTGCCATACTCGAGCAATATACAATCCTTTTGACATTATTTCTAATAGCCGCAGTAATTGTAGTTACAGAGGCTTCAAAAATATTTCTAGTAACTAAAACTGGAGAAAATACCGATAGACCTTCGTATGCCGTGGCCGCTGTATGATAGACAATATCGCAGTCTTTCATTGCTTTAGTCAAATTTTCTAAATCGCAACAATCTATTTGATGAAACTCCACATCTTGTGGTACATTATCAACATACCCACCAATCATGTTATCATTACCAGCAACAGTGTGTCCGTTTGATAACATCAGGTCTGCTAAATGAGATCCAAGGAATCCTGCAACTCCAGTTATAAAAATTTTCATATACGATTATTTACAAATACCTTATCCGGCCAAATATTAATTAGTGTTCTAAATCCTAGATCTTCTAGATATTTTTCAATCTCAATATTACTCGATTGATATTTTTTAGAATTATTATTCAATTCTATCATTAAAAATTTACATTTTTTTAAAGTTTTTTCACCACCTTTTAAAACTTTCATTTCAAAGCCTTCCACATCAATTTTGATCAAATCAACATTATCAAAATTAAAATCGTCAATTGTTTGTAGTTGTATATTACCATTTTCGATTATTCTTTTGGCTTGTGTAAAATCATCATTAGATAGAGATACCATGTCATTACTATCACCTAACGCAATCATTTTTGGATCAACATTTACATATGGAGCAACGTTTCTGGTCAAACAAGTAAAATGAGTTTTATCTGGTTCGAAAGCATGAACCCGCTGACTATATTTGGCTATTGCTATTGACCACGTTCCACACCATGCTCCGATGTCTAACACAGTTCTAAAAGTTTGATGTTGAGACTTGCACCATTCAATAAAACTATTCAAACATTTATTTTGTGTGAAAGGTTGTCCGTTTTTCCATTGCTCGATATGTATATCATTAGATGGTACCCATAAATTATTAACTTTCTCTATCTTCATAATATTTTAAGATCCTGTAAAATCTTTACTGCAACACCATTGTCAAATTCTTCCGGAGTGAACTGTTGATAACAAAGACTGTTGAACCAGTCCGTAGGGTCTTGCCAGTTGGGATTTTCGATATCTGCTAAATTCGTATTAGTAATCGGTGCCGCAAAACTACTAGGATGACAAAAAACCGGTATACCCATCGCTATTGCTTCAACGGCAACTGTGCTTACACTAGTCACAACTGCCCAAGCATTTTTAAGATCCTCGGACAATGGCACATCTGCTTCACTCGGACCACTGGTTCCTCTACCTCTAGGTTTTTCTCTCCATTTAAGCGGACGGTCTGTATACTGACTAAGTTCGTGCATAGTATTAACATGCCAATTATTTTCACCAAAACAATTTTGCATATTATAACTGCTCGGACATATCAGTATGTGCTCGCCTTTTTTTCTAATGTCATTTATCTTAACGTCAAATTTTTTAAAACGATCCGAAGGACAACCTTCAATCAAAGGAACGTGTATTCCGTTTTTTGAAATCCTCCACCAATGATTATCTGGTTTTAAATTCTTATTATTAAATCTTCCAAAGTATGGTGCATCTGTATACCACCAATCTTGTTTGCCATACATTTTTAGGTATTTGATCATGTCAAGATTATGATTTACCAATCCCCAAAACATACACGGAGTATCAGGAGATTGCTCGACGCTGTTATCGGCCACAAATACCTTTGTTGGCCATGTTTTTTTAACACCGTTAAAGACTTCCCACGCCTTACTCTTGGGATTACTAAACGGTGCGTAAATTGTTAACATTAATTTAATCTTTTATTAAAAATATTATCTTGGACATTTGTATATTTTATAGTATAATTAACAGAAATACAATGATTTATAAAAATATTACCAGCATAAAGTATTTTGAAGAACGATTTCAAAAATACGACTCGGCAATAAGTTACTCGGTAAACTATCACGAACAAGCACCACAAACAGAGTTTGTTTCAAATCCAACATTTGTGGGGTCGTTCAATGACTGTGTTGTACATAGTTTGCCTTTTTTGATTACAAATGATAACCATCTGATCACAAATCATGTATGGCCTTTATTAGATAAAGTAAGGAACAAACCAAATAAATCACATAATTTATGGACAAAATGGGGAGACAATGTTGATATAGATCTTCCGTCGGTCTCAAAAGTTTTTAACGAAGAGCAAACCTATGTGTGGTTGCCCATCGACGAACCCAGTTCAGAAAATCCATGGCACATCTGGATAGATGTTGTATCTAAATTTAGATTGGTGTTAAATGTTTGTAACAAACCCTTAAAAGATTTTGTTTTCATTTTAAGTAATGAAAGCAAGTATTTTAATCGTGTTGTAAAAGAAATTTTTCCCAATATAAAATATCATGTGATGCCTAAACAATCAGTTTGGAAATTTAAACATTTGATAGTACCAACAATGAGCAATCACAAAGACGGCATACTTGTGCCCGACATGGCGACCTGGATTAGAAAAAATATACAAATTAAAAGTGGTGCTAACAACAGAAAAATTTTTATATCGAGAGATGATGCAGTTATTAGAAAATTGACAAATTCCGAGGAGTTGTTCATGTTCTTGAAAGGATGGGAAATAGTGACCTTATCAAAATTAACTATCAAAGAACAGATGAAAGTATTCGCAGAGGCTTCACACGTAATGAGCACACACGGTGCCGGTTTGACAAATCTTTTATGGTGTCAACCCGGAACCAAAGTATACGAATTAAGTGTTCCAGAACAGATAACAAAAAAAGTTTATCCAGTATTAAGTTATTGCTTACATTTGAAGCATAAAGTAATATTAGGTGAATTAGTTAAACTTAATTTTGACAAAAAACCTTCTAATATAAAACGTTTGAGAAACGACGGAAATATTAGAATAAATGTAAAAGATGTGTTAGAAAAAATAAATCAATGATTTACTTGAGCAATACCAACCGGAAAGTTACTGAAAAGTATATTGAATTTTTTCATAAAGGAATAAAAGATTCCTTAATAATTCCAACCAACGAGATATCGTCAAAGAAAGATATCGACGCTATTTGTTTTTTTGGTATTTTAAGAGGAACAAATTTAATTTGGGAATTTTGTAAAAAGAATAAAATCAATTTCTTTTACATGGATAGACCGTATTGGGGAGAAAGCAGAACATCACCTTACTGGCTAAGGATAGTAAAAAATAACCATGTTAAAAATATGTTAGAGCAAAGACCCGATGACCGTTTTAAACAATCGTATAAAGGAGATATAAAACCTTATCATAAAAGCGGTAAAAAAATATTAGTTTGTCCGCCAACCGAATCAATTGGTATTTTTTTTAATTGTACGAACTGGCTAGATGATACGTTGAAAATTCTTAGACAGCATACCGATAGAGAAATTTTAATTAGAGATAAGCCTTACAACCCGTCAGCATTTTTAGGAAAAGACGGAATAATACACACAGGAAAAAATACCACTATGACAGACAAGGAAAAGATCAACTGGAATGACATCCATGCTGTGGTAACTTTTAATAGTTCAATAACACTCAAGGCATTGGCTAATGGAGTTCCGGTATTTACAGATGAAAACAATTGTGCTTTTCCAATAGCAGAAAAAGACTTTTCAAAAATTGAAAAACCATTGTATCAAGATCCCAGGCCGTTGTTTTACAGTCTTGCTTATGGTCAGTTTAATGCAAATGAAATGTCGGATGGAACAGCATGGAGAACATTAAATGGATGTTGAAATTTTTAGAAGAACAGTAAAAGATAGGAAAAGAGGAGCCAGTTGGAAATTACTAGAAGACATGGCCGACGGAATTCGTGCTTGTGGAGATAATCCAATTATTATAAACAAAAATAAAGAAGGACCCACAGAACCGGGAGAAATGGTTCCAACCACAAAAATCTGTTGTATGTTTGGCTATGGTGGCACAAATCAAAAACATCACACAAAAGGAAGACGTCTCGAACTTGTTAATAATGCAAAATCTAAAGGATCTTATGTTATAACATTCGATGGAGGAATTCTTTCTAGTTTTGGAAATACTATAACACACCCCGAACATCATTGGCGAGTATCTTTATTCAGTCCAATGAATAATGGAAATTTTTTATCGGATAATTCACCAAAGGACAGATGGGAAAATATGTGTAAAATTTGGAATGTCAAATACGAACCATGGAGAAAATCTAATACAAACGATCCAATATTGTTTGTTCTTCAGCCACAAGACAACTGGTCGATGAACGAATTAGATCCTATTAAATGGCTTAATGACGTGTATAATAAAATCAGACCGTTAACAAATCGACCGTTGATGGCTAGGCCACATCCAAATCATATGGCACAAATGATCAAAAGAAAAAACGAACTACCTAAAGATGTAGAACTATTAAGTGGACCGACTAGTTGGTCTGGGGATAATAAAAAATATTATAGATTTAATTTTCAAGACGTAATTGCAAACTGTCATGCAGTAATAAGTCATAACTCAACTGCAACTGTTGATAGTTGTATTAGAGGAATTCCAACATTCTGTACTTCGGATTTAGCATTATGTTGGCCTGTAGCAAATAAAGATCTAACAATGATAGAAACCCCGGAACTCCCGGATCGAACGCAATGGGTATATGATATAGGCTATAAGATGTGGAGTACTGAAGAAATCAAAAGTGGAAAAGTTTTTAAAAGATTCAAGGAAAAATTAGGATTATGAAATTTGCTAGATTCACTAGAATAGAACAGGAATTAGAAAGTTGTGCTTTCTTAATTTTAAGTTTTCCTCGTTGTGGAAGAACATGGATGAAACATTTACTTGGTTATTATATTGAAAAAAAATACGAAGTCCCTTTTACTAAATGGTTAGATAGACCTAGGAAAGGAATACCTCGTATTAGTTTTCGACACGATTTTATGAGCACCACAGGACATATCCCATGGGACGTGTATTTTGAAATACAAGATAATAAAAAATTTATTTTTACGGACAGCATGAAACATAATAAAATTGTTTATCTTTTTAGAGATCCGTTGGATGTGTTATTCAGTTATTGGCCTTACTTGCAAAGTATTCCATATAAAAATTTTACACCACCACAATATGAAAATATTTTAGACTTCGCACACGATAAAAAATGGGGTTTGAATATCATAATAAATTTTATGAATATGCAAGTTGAACACTATAAACAAAATACCAATAATAAACTTGTTATCAATTACGAAAATATGAAAAACAAAGACACCGAATGGGAAAAATTAATCACTTTTATTTTTGGGGATTTTGATAAAAATATATTTCTTTATGCCAACGAACAAACGAAATTTTCTAAAATGCAAGAAAAAAATGATAAAAATAAGCCAGAAGATATAAGATTTTATAGACGCGGAGGTTCAAACTATATTAATGAATTACCAATATCACAACAAGAAATTTTAAAAAGTTGGCCGGGACTAAATCAAATTAAAAATAATATAAAAAATATAAGTTAAATATAAAAATCATAATGAAAATTAAAGTAATAACATCGTACAAACCGGGTACCTGGGAACAATATTCTCGTAAAGGAATTGAAAGTATGGCTCAGAATTTCCCGGCAGACGTTGATATAGTAGTATATGCAGAAGAACCAAAGCCTCAATGCAGTTATGAAAGAATAAAATGGATTGATTTAAACTCCGCTGAACCAGAATTATTTAATTTTAAAAACAAACACAAACACGATCCTGTCGCCAACGGAGAACTAGAAGAAATACCAGGCGGTGTAAGAAGACCAATTGAGCTGAAAGACAAAGGTGGAAAAGATGCTACCAAAGGATCATTTTTATGGGCGGCTGTTCGATTTGCTAACAAAGTGTTCTGTGTTATTAACGGTGTAAGAAATTCTAAAGATTACGATTATGTCATATGGGTCGATGCAGATACTTTCACATTTAGACCTGTACCAAAAAACTTTTTTGAATCTTTATTACCAGAAAACACCATGGTCACTTACCTAGGAAGAGAAAATCCCAATTTAAAGGATGGCGGAAAATATCCGGAATGTGGTTTTGTTGGTTATAATTTAAAACATCATGAGATACAAAATTTCGTAAACGAATGGGAACAACTTTATGTGACCGACGAAGTATTTAAATTATTGGAATGGCATGATTCATATGTGTTTTGGCATCTTGTAAAAAAATATCAAAAAGAAAAACACATAGCAGTCAACGATATAGGATACTGGAAAGGCATAAAAGGTCATCATGTTTTTGTTAATAGCGAACTTGGACTTTACATGGATCACATGAAAGGAAAAAGAAAAAAATTAGGGAGCAGTGCCAAAAATGATTTTAGACAACAAAAATTAACAGATGTAAAAAACTTAACAGAAATAGAATACTGGACAAAAGTTCCACCAACATTAAAATGAAAATAGCAATCTTTCCAGAATACGGTAGTTTAAATTCAAAGCCTGTGTTTGAGGCATTCATAAAACATCTACAAGAAAAAAATGAAAAGATTATGATTAACAAGTACGATAACACTTGTGATATTGCTGTTATATGGAGTGTGCTTTGGCGGGGAAGAATGGAAAAAAATAAAGAAGTTTGGGATTTTTTTAAAAAACATAATAAGCCAATAGTAGTATTAGAAGTAGGTGGAATCAAAAGAAATGTCACATGGAAAATGGGAATAAACGGAATTAATAGAGACGCCGATTTTGCCAATCATGTTTTTGATGACAAGAGATGGCCAAAATTTAATATAGAAATGAAACCATGGAACAAAACTGGAAATGTCATTGTAATATGTGGACAACACGATACTAGTAACCAATGGGTAGGGCAACCCAAAATGAATGTGTGGGTTGAACAACAAATAAAAGAAATAAGAAAATATACACAACGCCCGATCTTGGTTAGACCACATCCTAGAAATCCTTTTGAATTAAAAAATAAAACATGGCCCGCTGTAAGAATCAAACGTCCTATAAGAGATTTATCAACATACGACGATACAGATTTTAAAAAAACGTTGACATCCACGTGGGCAGTTATTAATCATTCTTCTAATCCTGCCATGGAATCTGTATTCAATGGTATACCTGTGTTTGTATCGGAATCTAGTTTATGTTATGACGTAGGAAATAGTTCAATCACAGATATAGAACATCCGGCTATGCCAAACAGACAACAATGGGCAAATAAATTAGCATATACAGAATGGACAACTGACGAAATTAGAGACGGTATACCATGGAGAAGAATTAGAGAAAGGTTGTTAGAAAAATACATTAAATAAAATTATGAAAATAGTACATGATAAAAGAAAAGGTGTTATTGATCCGATTGAATGGGAACCTTATACAGGTGAGACAGTTATTGTGAGGACCGTGATAAAAGGTGGAAAGAAAACTCAAGAAACTGCTTTTTTTGAGGACAAAGTCAAAGCGGTTCCAACGGGAAATGCTTATTGTATCGGTAACGGACCAAGTCGTAAAAATTTTGATTTAACCTTATTAAAATCTACTGGACAAACGTATGGGTGTAATGCATTATATAGAGATTTTACTCCAGACTATTTGTTTACAGTTGATAGACAAATGACAAAAGAAATTGTAGAAAATGAAGTTGATAAAAAAACTGTGTGTTATGCTCCTAGTTTGGAAGTAAATGCATATCCAGAAGCAAAATTAAATCTTATCCCGTACAACCAACACTATACCAGTGGTAATCAAGCCATATGGACAGCGGCCATACACGGTCATAAAAATATCTACCTAATTGGATTTGATTTTAGAGAATACGGTAAGGGAGAACTAAACAACATTTATCAAGATTCAAAAAACTATGGAGAAAGAAATAGTGATATGATCTTTACCGAATGGTACAGTACTTTTCGAAAAATAATTAAACAACGACCTTATTGTAATTTTATAATTGTTCATGACAATCCTCCAAACTACTTGTACAATACTCAAACAGGAACAGATCTAGGCAATACTAAATTAATAACTTATAGAGAATTTACAGAGTCAATCCTAAATTAAGTTTTTGTAGTTTGCTACGCCAACTGTAAAAGGATTTATTATGATTTGCTGTCTTGTCTTTTTTTATGGTCATTTGCCATAAATGAATCATTTCGTGTGCTAGTGTTTCAACAAAATCTTTCCAGGTAGGATACTTATAATTCATGTCTATATAATACTCGATAGAATGATGTTCTATATGAGGTATGTTTCCTTCCGGTACTTTTACTATCCGAGCGTCCCAGGCACAGATACACTGCCCCCAGCAATCCTTTAATCTTCTTATGTAAAAAGGAGGCATTTTTAATGAGTTCTCAAATAGTCCTTTGTTTAATATATTGAACCAACTCTGACATTGTGCCACTGTTGGTCTATGATCCGTTACTTTGGCTCTTTTTTCTAGAGCATTTTTTACCTGATATCGCACTTTTTTGAGTGCTAATTTTGATACTTTTTTTTGTTTTTTTAACTTCATATAAAGTACGCACATAATGGGTGGTTGACTTTATTACCATATGTGCTATAATATAATTATCAAAAATTACCATGCGTAAAACAACTAACATTTCTATATCAACAATTGAAGCCGCTATACGTGTTTTAGCGTATAATGAGTATTTTTGGGAAGGATTTCAACCTCATCATAAAGACAAAAAAACGGTGATAAGTTTAGCCGACTCGCCTTATACTTGGACAGAGAAACAGGCAAAACTGGCTTTGGCAATACTAAAAAGATATCACACACTTTTTCAAAAATACCAAATTGACCTTTCTGACTTATTAAACAATCCCATATACGAAAATCCTTTTAGAATAATTGACTTTGTTAAATCAGTTGATGTTTATGTCGATGAAGAATTAAAGAAAGAAATTATTGAATTAAAATTTCCGTACGATGAAAAGATTATTAGACTGATAAGGTGCTTAAAAAATCATAAAACAGAAAGTCTATTACCAATGAGTTACGACGGAGAATCAAAAAAATGGATCATACCTTACACCGAAGTTACTTGTTATTATGTAACATTGATAGCAGTGAGATACGACTTTAAAATTTTGAATACTGTTTTACTAGACGATTACGAGGAAATAAAAAAAGAAAAAATTTTATATAAAACTCCTTGTATTAAATTTGAAAATAAAGAATTATCTATAGTAAACGGTAATGAAAATTTAGTAGACTGGTGGAATGAATATCAAAAGAAAAATATTTTACATCAATTTGACGTAATAAAAAACTTACAAATCGATTCCTTAATACCTAAAATTGATTTAACCGATAACAAATTATCAGAAAAAATTGCTTTATCGATGAAAACAGATTTGTGGATAGATAGAACAAAATATTCAAAAGTAGATTTTTTAAAAGCATTAGAAGAATTAGATATGTTTCCAGCAATAGCACCCATGAGCGGACTTCTTGAAAATTTTAAACAAGTAACCGAATTTGAAGAATGGTATGAAGCATTT